GTGCCGAGCGTGATGTAGCCCTTGGTCGGATGAACGGCGCCGACTTCGTAGTAGCGAACCGTGTAATCGTTCTTCACGTCCCAAGAGAGCGTCAGGCGCGCATACTGGCGGCCGGCGTCCACATAGGAGACCTCGCGAACCTTCAAGCCGGTCGGTGCTGCCACCTGGGCCTTCGGGCGCGTGTAGGTTTTCGGCTCGAGCGTGATGCCATCCTCGACGCGCGCGAACTTGTTCGGATCATGGAAGAGCGCCGTGATCTGGAACTGGTTCTTCTTTTCTTCCGACATGGCGATGACGCGGTAGAGGCGCGGCTGAATATCCGTGCCAGTGCCGATCCACATCGCGTTGACGTCAGGCTTCATCGGCAGGACTTCGGCGAGGTTCGCACGCTTGAAGCCCATGGACACGCCATCGACGATGACCTCGTCCGAGAACGTCTCGACCAAGGCCTTATGCAGCTCGCCGCTCGGCAGAACGATCATCAGGTGGTAGACCTCGCCGGCCGCCCGATCGAACGGCTGATCGAGGATCACATAGTCCGCACCTGCGGAAGCCAGGCGGCCACCCAGGCGCATCTGAGCCTTGCGCGGATCTGCAAGCGCGATCAGCTCACCAGGCTTGACGTCGGCATGGTCCCAGGACGCCGTGTATTCGACGGTCTCGGTCTCGTTCTCCTCGGTATCGGAGATCCACTTGCCGTAGCGGTGCGCCAGGCCGCGCGAGGTCGCGCCGAGAAGATCGACGGTCTTTTCGCGCCAACCGAACTTCGCCAACTGACGATCGTTGATAACGGCTTCGGTGTTGGGCGCGTAGAAGTCATCCGGATCGTTGTATTTGACCAAGACAACGGACGTGCGCGCCTTCTTGGCGGTGCCAGAATAGTTGAACTCGCCACCGATGACGTTGGCCGGCGTGACCAGCTTGACCGGATCGGCCGGCATGTCAGCGGTCGCAAAGACCTGGCCGAGCGACCAGTAGCACATGCCACGCCAGGTCGTCGTGATCTGCTGGAGAACCTTGTAGGCCTCCGAGCGCGACTGCAGCGAGCCATTGAACGTGAAGCGCGGCTCATAGATGTCCTCGCCGGTGTCGCCGTTCTTGAAGCCGGACTTGACCAGCTCGTCGCAATACTGCGCGATCTGATAGAGCGTCCACTTGTCGATCGTCTCGGGATTGATGAACTCACCCAAGCCGTAGCGATCGTTGATCAGGATATCGTAGAAGATCCAGGCAGGGTTGTTCGTCCAGGCCTGCTTGAACGTGCCATCCCAGACGCCGGTGTATTTGCGCGTGATCGGATCATAGTTCGATGGAACCGAAATGATGCGGCCGCGGAAGCGGTAGCTGCGCGCCGGGATGGAGTTACCCATATCCTCGGCGTTGACTTCGGTCGCGATGATCGCGGTGTTCGGATAGGTGAACTTGCCTTCGATCAGGACGGCATAGCCTTCCCAGGTCGTGCCGTTCTGCAGGCGCTCGTTGTCGCTGTCAGGCGTCAGGCGCACCATGCGGATATCCCAGGGCGAGCCGCCAGCAGGAAGCTCGACGCGGTGCGCGCGCTGGACGGCCGACGTGGTCTTCTGGTTGTTCAGGTTCTGCGTGACGGCGCGCTGCCAGGAGCCGTTGTAGCCGCGCACGTCGAATGCGTAGGAGACGCTCGCGGTCTCGACGGCGCCCGATTTCTGGTTCTGGCTGGCAAGCGTCGGTAGGTTGACGATAACGCGGACGGCGGTCGCGTTCTGCTCGTTGATCGTGCGCTGGACAGGGCCAGTCGCCGACTTCACCTCGACGTTCACGTCGTAAGGCACTTCGGCGGTCGCAAAGCCGGTCAGGTGCTCCTGGTCGGGCGTGCCAAGGCGCTGCTGCCAGATGACGTTCTTGAAGTTCTCGGAACCGTCGGCGTTTCGAACCGGCGTCTGCTCGTAGTAGATCGACTTGTCGCCATCGACCAGGCCAACGCACGGACCTTCCGAAATGATCTCGACAATGCGTGCGCGCGCCTTGGAGCGCAGCGTGTTCTTGGCATCGTTGGTGGACGAGCCGCCCTTACCTTTGCCGCCGCCCTTGGAGCCGGCGATCAGGTATTGCTCGAGCGCGCCATCGAGGACGCGCGCTGGAACCAGGTCTCGGTAATTGAAGGAATAGGACATGGCTTAGTTCCCGAGCTGTTCGATGTCGAGGCCGGCCGAAGCCATCACACCGCCGGTGATGATCTCGCCGTAGACGATCGGAATGGTGGAGCCCTGAGCGGACGTGTTGCCTGGACCGGAGAAGACGTAGCTTTCCTCGGAACTCTCGCTGGTGCTTTCAGGGGTGAGCATGGTCGAGACGCCGGACGCGGCCATTGCCAGACCGATCATCGCGAGGTTGCCGGCCTTCAGCATGCCGCCAGTGAACGGAACGGCCGCCGCCATGCCACCAGGCACGAGGAAGGCAGCGCCGATCAGGGCAACGCCGAGCACGACCTTCAGTAGACCGTTGTTCTTGGAGCCAGCAATGACAGGAACGATGTGCAGGGGCGCACTACCGAGGCGAAGGCCAGTGCACATGTCGAGGTCGAGATCCATTCCGCCTTCGACGTTCTCGCCGCGGATGATGTGCCATTCGCCAGAGCGGATATCGGTCGCGAATTCACGGAAGTTGACGCCGAGCGCGCGGATCGCCTCGGAGGCGGTTTCCACCTCGAGGTCGAACTCGTAGCCGTATTTGGCGCCGATCGCGCCGTGCAGGTAGATCTTACGCATCGGCGGCCTCGTGGCGAAGCCAGATATCGGCGTTGCGCGCCCAAAGACCGGCAGGCACACGCGACGACAGGCGATTGGGGAAGTGCTGCAGGATCATGCCGCCACCGACGAGAACGCCAGCGTGGTTCAGCACCTTGGAATGCACCTTGATCAAAAAGGCGTCGCCTGGACGGATCTCGGAGAAATTGATCTTGCGGAAGCCGAACTCCTCGAAATGGGAGTAGAGATCCTTGCCTTCAGCCCACCATTGATCGCCACGCGGCACTTCGCCGAGCAGGATCGGATCGAGTGGCCAGTCGATACCCTCTTTCGCGCAGCCTTCGCGGCCGAGACGGTAGGCGTCGCGGACAACGGTGTAACAGTCGGTGATGCCGTGCTGGAACGTGCGACCAAGGAGCGGCGGAATGTTCTCGTCGTCGCCCCAGACCAGCAGCTCGCCGATACGATCCTCGTCGATCGGCACAATCGCCCATGGAACGCCGGACCTGATCTGACCGATCATGTCGCTCTCGCTCGGCGACATAGGGCCGTTCGGATGGGAGTGGATCACCATCTGCGTGCGACCACGCGCAAAAGCCTTCTTCTGATCCTGCGGATGGATCACGAAGTCCTGAGAGGGATCGGTCGCAGCGTTGCGGCACGGAATATAGAAGCCGCCGACAACCAGGCCGCAGCTCTCATTGGGATATTCAGCGCGTGCGTGTTCGCGCGCGGCCTTACGGATAGCCTCGGTGATGATCATGTGCTCACTCGGCCGGCGCCAGGAAAGCCGCCGAACGGCAGTGCCGCGTCTTCACCGAAGCGCAGCTTGCAGCAGGCGAGCGTCCGCGACGGACGGTCCTTTGATGGTGTGGTGGGGAGGTTGTTTTCGTCGTAGTAGGCGTTGCCCGTGTATGGGCATTGGGCCTTCGTGTAGTCGAAGTGACCCTGCGACGGGCTCCAGGTGCGGTAGCGCCAGAGGCATGTGTCGCGGATCATCGTCCGGCCTGGAATCATCCGGCCTTCCTGGTCGATCGCAGCCGACAGTTCCCATTCGATGTAGACGGAATTCTCCGACGTCTTGCGCTCGATCAGGAAGACGTCAGGACCGAAGAAGCAGGACGGGTCGGCGTCGGGCTGGCCGTCGAGGAAGCGCTTGAACGTGCGGATGCGGCGCACCTCGCAACCGAGCAGGTCGCCGAAGGTGTTGATCATCGTCTGGGCGATGCCATCAGTATTGGAGAGCCGGATGGTCGGGCTTGGGAGAGACCCCTGCCCTGTCACCTCGAGACCGTCGAACTCGACGTCCATCGGCTGATACTTGATGCCGCCGAATTCGATCTCCTTGTCGAACTCTGCACCCTGCACGAAGTAAAGCAGGCCACCGCCGACAGACGAGACATCGATGCGAAACAGCGACACCGTTTCACCAGGCGTCAGGCTCTGCGCGGATTGATAAATGGTTGCCAATTTCACCTCGTAGGAATTGAGGTGAAATTGTAAGTCAGTTTTTACTGACAACCAAGGACAATTTACCAGTATTTACTGACTAGGTCTCGAGCGTGAAATCCTGGCGCAAGGTGGCGCTGATCTTGCGCAGGCTGTTCTGCTGCACATCGTCGCTGTAATCCTTGCAGGTCCACTTGACCGGTCGCTCCTCGCGCGGCGGGGTGTAATAGAAGACCTCGTCGCCTCCCCTATCGAAGAAGAAGCCGGCAATGCAGTCGGCGTCCTCGTCAACAAGGCCGTCCCAGGAGAGCGTCAGCGTGCGTCGGCGATGGTTGATGCCATCACGCGTCGGCTGGCTGTAGCCCTCCCCGAAGTCGGCCTCGAGGAGCTTGAATTCGACCTTTCGCCCCGTAGAGGGCGAAGGAGCGACGGGTGGATCAAAGGTGATGAGCGCCATTATCGCTTCCTTCCACTGTTCATCATGTTGCCTGGGCGCATCTGCCGCTGGATCTCGTCAGCCACGACACCACGCATCGTCTTTTCCATTTCCTTCGCCGTCTGCTTGGCGAGGTCGTTGTTCTGCTCGGGCGTTCCGCCGTTTGCATTGACCGTGACCGGCGCGTTGATCGTGACGCCAATGCCACTGCCACCGCTATTGCCGGCGCCGATCGCCTTCATCTGCTCAGGCGTGAAGATCCCCTCGTCATCCTTGGCGATGATCGGAACCTCGCCTGGGAAGAGCTTGCGGCCGCCGATCTCGTTGGCGCCGGAGTGGAACTTGCGCGCGTGCTTGAAGACGCTCGGATCGACGAGCTGCATCTGCTGGGCAACACCGACAGCACCGCCTGCGTGACGCGCGCCGACTGCAGCACCCTTGCTGAAGAGACCCTTGAGGCCTGAAGCAGCGCCGGCCGCCGGCTGCAGACTTGCCGTGCCGCTCTTCATCTGACCGATGATGCCCTTGAGGCTGATCTTGACCAGGTCGTTGACGATCCCGTTGATCGCCTGCTTCAGATTGCCAGTGCCAGTGATCACGCCGGCCAAGCCATCGACCATGGAGTCCATCCAGCCGGTCGTTGCCTTCTCGAGATTGCCGGAGAGGTCGGACCACTCCTTCATCTGCTTCGCCATCGGACTATCGGCGTTATACTGCTTGCGGATCGCGGCCTTTTCGGCTTCGAGCTGACGCACGACGTCAACCTCGGCGGCGCCGTTCTGCTTGTAGTAGGCAAGCTGGGCGTCGATCTCGGCGATGCGCTGCTGCATGGCGTATTCGCGCTGCTGACGTTCGGTCATCAGCGACGTGTTGAGATCCCTGGTGCGTGCGGAAGACGCGGCGCTATCAGCCCATGCCTCCTGGCGAGCGAACTCGCCCTGGAGACGCGTCTTCTCGGCCAGCGCTTCCTTGTATTTTTCGCTGTCCTTGCCGTAGACGGTCGCGGTCCATTCGAGAACCTTGTCCATCTGATCCTTGAACTCGATGAAGGACGAGCTATCGAGCTTGATGTTCGGATCTTTGGTCTTTGCCTGATATTCGGCGATGCGACGCTGCCAATTAGCCTGGTCCTGCTTCAGCTTGACGCTGGTGGTCTCCAGGTTGTTCATAGCCTCCTTGCGGTCGGCCATCTTCTTGTTGACTTCGTCTTCCTGGCGCGCGAGGTCGAGCAACTCCTTGTTGACGGGAGCCTTCTCATCGGTGTTGCCGGTCTTGCCGTCCTTGATCAGCTTCAGGGTCGCGCGATACTTCTTGTCGAAGCCGTCGACACTCTGCGAAGCCGCATCGATGTCAGCCTTCAGCTTCTTCTTGTAGTCGGCGGCCCACTGCTTCTTTTCGTCCTCGTTGAGCTTCTTTTCGGTCGCAGCGATCTCGGCGGCCGTGTTGAGATACTGCTCCTCGAGGGCGTTGCGCTGCTCCTGGAACTCGTTGAGCTCCTTGGCGAGCGCAGGGTCCATCACCGCGATCGAGTTGGCCGGAAGCTGCGGACCCTGCGCCGGAGCCGGCGTGCGAACGGGACCGGAGCCGTTGCCCATCCCATATGCCTTCTCGGCATAGCCAGCGCGCTTCGGGCCGCTCTTCTGGATCGATTCAGCAGACGGCTTTTCGAACAGGCGCATGAAGTCGTAGGAGGCGCCAGATGCGGACTGTGCCTTCTTCAGCGCTTCGCCGGCCGACTTGTGCGTCGTCTTCAGTTCGTGGTCGATGAAGTCGAGCTGGACGAAGAAATCATCCCAGCTCTTGCCCTGAAGCTGTGCGAAGCCGAGCAGGCGCTGCGCGCGATCGGAGTTCCACTGTGCGACACCGATGGAGTCGGAACCGTCAGTGCCGTCGCCCTTGGCGCGCGCACGCGTGTTGAGGCTGCTTTCACCGGCGAGGTTGCCGACGATGCCAGCGGCGGCCACCTGGCTCCAGCCCTTCGTCATCAGGTGCTGAATCGCGTCGCCCATCAGCTTCTCGAGCGAAGCCGTCGTCTGGACGGGCGCGACGATACCTTCGTTGCCACCGGAGAGACCGGCGGCCGCGCCGCTGAAGCCCATTCCCATGCCGTTAGCCTGGAAATTGGAGAAGTTGATATTGCCGGTCGCCGTGCCGATACCGGTCATGACACCGAGCAGTTCCTTCAGGCGATCGGTGACAGTGACGATCTTGGCGACCGTCTGCTGACCGAACGCGTTGTCGCGCATCACGCCGCCGACGTTCGCCGCGGTCTTACCCTGAAGCGTCAGGCCGAGCGTGGTCGTCGAGATTGCCTGGAGAGCCGGCGAGTTCGGACCAAAGCCCTTGTAGTAGCCCTCCTTGATGCGCATGGCGATCTTCTCGCCAGCCGTCAGCTCTTCGCCGGAAGCCTTCTCGTTGAGCTCCATGCGCTTTTCGATGAGCTTGATGCGCGCCTGCTCGAGATCCTGCTGAATATCCTTCGAGCCATCGACGATATCCTCGAGCGCCTTCTTCTTGATCAGGAGCTGCTCGATCTCGCGGCCGAGATCCTGGACCTGACGCAGAGAGGTGTCGCCATAGGCGCCGCGCGCAAACTTCGCGTGGAAGTCGGCGAGCTCGTCATTGGAATAGTGGAGCTGCTCCTGCAGACTTTCGACCGCATCCTTTGTCTTGGTCAGGAACTTCTCGCCCTTCGCCTGGTCCTTTTCAGACGTGTCGGCCTGGCCGGCGTCGGGCATTTCGCCGAACGGCTGCAGGGCGTTCTTCTTCGCGTTGATCTCGTTGATCTTGTCCGCAAGCTTGTTCGCGACGATCAGATCCGTCTGTAGGAGCGGACCTTGCTTCTTCGCGTTGTAGAGCTTGTCGAGGTCCGACTGGACCTGCGAAGCCATGTTTGTGTAGAGCACCCTGGCGCTGTCGTAGAGCTTCTTTTGACGATCCTCGTTGATCGCCGTGATCTTCTCGCCGGTCTTGTCAGCCGCGGCGATGCGATCTTCAGCTTCCTTCTGGATGGTGTTCTGGCGGTCGCGGTATGCGCGCTGCTCGCCTTCCATCAGATCGTCGAGGCCGCGCATCTGGCGTTCCGCGATCTTGGTCGCGGCTTCTTCAGCCAGGCGGTTCCGGTTGAGCTGGAGCTTTACCAGATCCTCGTTGATTTCCTTCTGACGCTCGTCGGCATTGATCGCCTTCTTGCGCTCTTCGATTTCAGCGGCGATCGCCTTCTTGCGGTCGTCCTGGGAGCCGAAGCGCACGGAATGGTTCGCCTCATAGGCGATCTGCTCCAGCTCCTTGTTCAGCTCAGCTTGGCGATCGGTGACGTTCTTCGTCGCCTTGCCCATCTGGTCTTCAGCGATGCGGCCGAATTCACGGAGCGTCTCGATCGCTTCCTTGCCGCGGTTTCCGAAGATGTCGAAGGCGTCGGCGACTTCGTAGATGGCGAGACCCAGCACGGCGGCGGCCGGCACGAAGCCGAGTGCTGCCGATGCGAGCGCCTTCAGACCCTGCTTTGCGGCCAACTGACCGAGACGATCGACGCTCTCATAGCCGATAGCCGTGTTGCGCAGAGCATTGCGGTGCGCCGACAGCATCGTGTTGGCGTCGCTGAAGCCGAGCTTGAGCATGTCGAGGCTGCGCACGACGGACGAAACACCGCCCTGGATCGTCGACATTGCAGCGCCGATCAGCTTGATACCGGCGACGAATGCTACGAACTCGACCACATTGCCGATCGCAGCGCGGAACTGGTAGGCAGCATCGGCGCCGGCACGCAGCCAGCTCACACCGGACGACAGCCACTGACCCATGCTTTCCGCGAAGTTCTTCATTTCGCCAGAAGCGAGCGCGCTATTCAGGTCGCGGAGCTGCTGCGTGAACAGATCCATGAAGCCACCCTTGGCGGCCAGGCCTGTTTCCTTGTCGATACCGCCGACTTCACGCGCGAACTGCTGAAGCTCGGTGCGCGTGACCGCAAG